CTTCAGGAAAAATCCATCCGCTGGGCGATAGCCGACGAAGTATGGCGTTGGAAACGCGGACTGCTTGAGGAATTCCGCCGCCGAACTCACGACCGATGGAATGCCCGCCGCATCCTGGTATCGCAGGGAGGCGAAGAAGGCGACGATTTCCACGACGCAGAAGACTTATGCGAAAAGCGCGAATTCTCTTGGCAGTGCTTATGCGGTGCTGTGCATCCGTGGGATTTCAAAAACATCGCCTACGACCGCGAGACCGACGCGAATGGTGCGATACTGTGGGAGCGCGTAGCCAAGAGCGCCCGGCTCGTCTGCCCCACATGCTCTCACGAATACATGGACGACCCTCGCATTCGCCGCGCCTTGTCATCCGAATCTCGCTACATCGTCACATCGCATGGCGCGCCAGGGCGGATCGCATTTCACTACGATGCCGCTGCCGTGTGGTGGATTCCGTGGGGATCGCTGGCCGTCGAGTGGGTGAAAGCCGATCTCGACCGCAAAGCCGGAGACACTGAGGCCATGAAACAATTCATTCAGAAACGCAACGCCCGCCGATGGATCGTGCAAGGCACCGGAGCCACCAGCGCCGAGGTGCTCGCCTGTCGCAAGGACTACCTTCGCGGAGCCTGCCCCATCGAGCCGGTGGCCATCACGTTATCGGCGGATGTTGGCCAAGATACATCCCACTGGACCACGATGGCCTTTGCAGAAAATGGCGACGCCTATGTCATCGACTACGGCACCGTCACCGGCATCGATGACATGCTCGAGGTCGCGCAGTCGCAGAAATACAAGACCGCCGAAGGCAGGGAGGTCACGCCAATCGGCGGCCTGCTCGACTCAGGCTTCAACGCCAACGCTGTTTACCGGGCTTGCTATCTCTCGGGGAATTTCTTTTTCCCGGCCAAAGGATCAGGTGCAAACTTCGGCAGTATTTCCGAGAGCGTGCTGAAGGAATACCCGACGATGCCGCTCTACACGGTCAACGAATTCGCGTCGAAGGTCTCCCTGTTCATCGACCGAATCGCAAAGCGGAAATCCCCATTTCTATTTTTCCCGAAGGACTCAGGCGAAGAATTTCTATCCGCCTTCATGGGGCAAAAAATCGTCGTCACCAAAAAAGGTCGCAAAGAATGGCGATCGGTGGCAGGTGACCATTTCGCCGACGCAGTTCGACTCAACTACGCCTGCGCGCAACAACTGCGCAAAGCAGGAGCCATTGAATTCAAATGAAAAAATCCCAACTCTGGAAAATATACTGCGCAAAAAATCCCAGCTTCGCGGGCGACGGGAATATCACGATGAGCGCGCGCGGCTTGCGGAAACTCTTCGATCAAACATGGGACTACGCCTACGAGCATGGCGAACCGGAGAACGTGCCAATGCCGAATGTTAGCGAATCAAAAGCCGTGAATGATCTGCTTAAAAGATTCGGCATGTTCTGATCATTTTGTTGGCGTCACCGATATGATCCCGACCATTTTCGTGGCGTCACGAAATTGATGTTTTGTCAGAAAAACGAGCACAATTTTCTGAGTCAATTTTTATGACTTATACCTCAACCGGTATAATCAAAAGATATCTTCGTTGCCGTATATCTCATCGGGTATCGTTGAAAAAATAGAGTCGTTTTTTCAACAAGTTTAGAAAGAAAAAAGCATTTAGATTTCTTTCAAGTTTAGAAAGTGCCGCGCGAAACCAAGCCAAGCTTGAACTGCTGCGCAGATTCTAATCTTTGACTCACCCGCATAGCGTGTCCCGTCGGGCCTCTGGCTTCCCATTGGGTCGCTATTACCTTCTCAAACGAGTTGGCGCACACTTCGACATTCTGAATCGACAGATGAGGCTCAAGGACGCTTGGGCGTAGGGTTCTTTCTTTTCTCCTCCGTGCTCTCCGTGTCCTCTGTGGTCAAACCCATTTTGACACGCCCTCCGAGGCGTGACCGACCTTGACAAAATCTCCGGCGTTAAAAGATTTCTCCGTCGCACTAAAACGACGCAGGAAATCGAGGCACTCGCTGCCTCCACCTTTGCATCGGCCACCGAGGAGGTTGTCATCACTCTGCTTTCCGCAGACGGCACCAGCTCAAGCGGTCAGGTGTCATTTCCGAAATGGCTCCTTCTCCAAATCTGTGAGGAAATTCTTGCCGAGCCAGGTGGAAGAAAATTGATGTCATTCCCAGACATGCGGGTGGTTCAATCCGTCACTTGATTTTTGACACGCGCCAATCGGCATGGCGCAAAAATCAAGTTTATCGAAACGCAAATCCCACGGCGGATCACGCGCCGGAGCCGGGCGGCCACGCAAAAGCCTCGCGCTAAAAAATCAATTTTCTCAAACTGCCCTTGCTGCTTACGAGGCAACCGCCCGAACAAATATCCAACGTTCTTGGATATACATGCCAACGGTCGACGCTCGCAAAGAGCTCACCACCTACGATCGCATGGAGCTCATCCGCCGTGCGCATTGGATGTATAACAATGTGGGAATCGCCGCCCGCGCCATCGATGGCGTTGCCCGTTGCTCCGCACCTCTGCAACCGCAAGCCCGCACGTCTAATCCAGAATTCAACCGCAAGGTAGAGCAACTCTTTGAGGATGCTTGTGGCACAGCCGCCTTTGGATTCGACGCCGGAGCCGAAGTGAATTTCTACGAAGCTCAACCTTTCATCCTTCGCCAGGTCGCGCTCGACGGCGATTTCTACTGGCAAAAAATCCTCTCCAAAAACGGACGCGGCTTGGTCCGTTTTGTCGGTGGCGAGTCCATCGGTATGACGGCCAACCTCGGCAGCGGGTCCGATATTTCAAATTGGTATGACGGCATAAAGGTCGACCGCTTCGGACGCCCGATCGCTTTCAATGTTATCGATCCGCAGGATACCAGCAAATCCACCATCGTCTCATCCGACGACATGTATCAGGTGAGGCGCATGTATCGCCGTGGCTACCTTCGCGCCCCATCGTGGCTCGCCCGCGCGTCGAACCACCTACAAGACATCAGCGAGATTCTGGCCTACGAGAAGCAAAGTTTCAAACTCAACAGCCAGATCGCCTTTGTCATCACCAGCCCAGAAGCAGGGTCCATCGGACTCGGTATGGCTCGCAACAAACTACAGATGGACCAAGCCGGTGAGGTCACGGTCGACACTCTTTACAATTCCTCCGGCATCCCGCAACTGAAGCCAGGCGAGGATTTGAAGTCGTTTTCCAATTCCCATCCAAACACGAATTTCCAATCATTCCTCGATTACCTCATGCGTGACATCGCTTGGGGCATGGGCCTCAGTCCCGAACTTCTTTGGAACATCACCGACGCCGGTGGAGCAAATACCCGCTTCCTCCTCGAGGACGCCAACATTTTTTTCAAAGAATGCCAGAGCATCCTACGCGAACAATTTTGCCGCCCGTTCTGGACATTTTGGGTATGGAACGAAATTGAATCCGGCCGCCTTGAATATCCAGGCGACGATTGGTGGCGTGCCGACTGGATCGCGCCAAAGCCGCCATCGGTGGACATCGGGCGAGAGGGCAAACTTTACCTATCGCTCGTCCAAGCCGGACTCATGTCTCGCAAACGGTATTTTGCCATGCTTGGCCTCGACGAAGAAAGCGAGACAGACGACATGATCGAAGCCGCCGTTCGCATCAAAGCGCGATGCGACGCCGCCGGAATTTCCGTGGCTGAAATCATTCCGCCAAATCAAGCAGGTGCTCAAATTCAAATTGCGCAAGACCAAGCGGAGATTTTGACACCAGACCAATCGGCATGAACCAAGTCACCGCCTTTGCAAGTATCTCCGGATCGTCTGTGAATCCAGACACCGGAGTCATTAGCGGAGTGAGCGTCATCACCGAAGGACCAGCTCTTGGCCACGGCCTCACAATCGACGCGCTGACACTTGCCCAAGTGAAAACCTGTGCGGAACAATTTACTGACGGCCTCCGTGTCAAAATGGATCATTGCACCGGCATTGATGCCATGGTCGGAGTTCTCCGCTCATTCCGAATTACTGGCAACCAGCTCCGCGCGGATCTTCACCTCATCAAATCCCACGACGATTTTTCAAAGCTGATCGAAATGGCACAGACCATTCCCGGTGCATTCGGCCTCTCGATCGTTTTCAGCGGTCAGCCCGAGCAGCAAGGCCAGCAACGCCTCGCCCGCTGCATTGAAATTTATTCCTGCGATCTCGTCGATCAACCCGCCGCAAATCCCACCGGCCTTTTTTCACAACCTATGGAAAACCAAGAACCCACCGAAACGGCAGAACTTGCCGCACCCATGCCCGAAGCCGAGGTCGTCGTGACCGTTGTCGCCTCCGCTTCAGTCGAGACTCCCGAGCAGGAAGCTGCCGAGGAGGAAGCCGCCGTCGAACCAATGCCAGAAACTCCGCTGGCTGAGATCGTGAACGATGTCACAGAATTTGCTGCCAAGGTCACCACGCTTGAGGCCGCGCTTTCAGCAAAAGAAACCGCGCTGACCGCACTGACTGAAAAGCTCGCCGCTGCGGATTCTGAGATCTTGACGCTCCGCGCCAAGGTGACAGCAGCCGACGAAGCTCACGCCCGCCTCGCCGAGCTGCACGCAGCAGCCAAGCGTTCTTTGGGTGTCATGCCCGCCGCTGTCCTTCCAGAGGTCTCTATCACAGCCACGGAAAAAACAGCTGCCGACTACCGCGCGGAGTTTGCTGCTATCAAAGACCCCTCGGCCCGCGCCGCCTATTTCGCAGCCAATCAAAACAACCTTTTCGGGAACTAAAATTTGACATCCGAAAAATAGCGAACTCAACCAACCACTATGGCAAATACACTAGGAACACTCTCCGGCGCACTGGTCCTCCAGCGCGCGCTCACATTGACCTTCACTCAGCGCCCCATGCTTTCGATGATCTCGAAAGGCTTCCGCGAAATCGACGGCGCAGTTGATAACGCTCTCCTCGGTCAGAGCGTCAAGACCCGCATCAAATCCGTGCAAAGCGTCCAGGCTTTCGGCACAGGCGCTCAAGACGTGAGCGATACTGATGTGACCGTCTCGCTCACCGACCACAAAGAAGTGCATGTTGCTTTTGGCCCTGCCGAATACAACGCAACCAACCGCGATTTGATCGACGAAGTGGCACAGCCCATCGCCGTTGCAATCGCCAACCACATTGTTGACAGCGTCGCAGCTCTCTGGACCTCGTCCAACTTCTCCAACAGCATCACGCCATCAGCGAACAGCTATGTTGAGTTGATGGTGAAGCTCCGCAAAAAAATGGGCCAAGCCGGTATTCCTATGGAAAACCGCTTCCTCGTTGTTAATAGCGACGTGTATGGCGACCTCCTCAGCGATCCAATCATCGTTGCCGCTTTGAACAACCCGCAAAATGCAAACGCTATCGGCGAAGGCAAATTGCCAGCGGTCTCTGGAATCCAGATTGCGGAGTATCCAAGCCTCGAAGAACTCGGCGCCGCCAAGCGCGTAGGCTTTGCTGGAAATCCCGAGTCCACGATCTATGTCTCCCGCGCTCCCAAAGGACCG